TATTCCTAAGAGTTTGACCGTTGTTATATTTACCTATATTAAAATTCTGACCAAGAACTGAGCCGGTATAACCGAAGTTGTTGTTCGAGTTTGTATTAGACGATGTTATATCAACACCATCGATAAAGAACCTAAATCGGCCATAGTAGCTAGACATAGACCCACTGCTAGAGCCAGTGGTGCCTCCATCGTAACTAACAAATACATGATGCCATTGGCCAACAACAATACTATTGTTTTGAGTTACAAAATTAAGCCTATTGTTGCTAGTTCCATAACGCATTTCGAGCCTTTTCGCATTGCTTTGACCGTTATACTTTATCTGGAAGTGGCCGCCATTAGCTACATCTTGCCCGCCATAGTAAATTATTGTCTGGGAGGCATTGGAGGCGGTTCCCGCTTTAAACCAAAGAGCAACTGACCATGCATCGGAGCTTCCAGAGCCATTAGCCGACCTGCCAAGCACATTCTGTAGAATGCCTGCGTTTGATGAAAGGAAGTCATTGTTGTTAAACTGCACACTTTTTGTATTAGCAAAAGGGGGAGAGCCTACACTTACCTCCAGAACTTGACTATCTTCGCCGTTGTAGTTAATCGCCTTCACAGGGATTGCGTACTCTCCAGCAGCCAGACCAGATCCACCTATAATCTTCCTGACGTTACCGTCAACTGTAGTTACACCTGGTACGTTTGATAAGTCCCACTCATAGCCTACGCCATAGTCAGCGGTTAACTCATAGTTAAGTGTCTCACCTTCAGTCAAAGAAACGCCCAGATTGCTTGTTATACTTGGCAAGTCATTAGTAATAGTACCATTGGCCGAAAATTCAGTATTAAGGGCGTCAACAGTACCTTGTGCGGTTAACCCATATTGATTACCTGAATCATCAACAAACTCTGAAAATGGCTCGTTCGAAACAATCTCAATTGATCTCGCTAGATCAATAATAGAAACACTATCGTCTGCATTCTTTATAGCTTGCAGTGAGTTTGGAAATTGAGCGCCATTGTCGTCTTCAATAAATATGCTCTTGGCGGCATCATCCCTATATAATTTAATCATTCTTATCTCCGCACTATGCCGATAGATGAGCCAGCGTTTACCACTGAGCCGTTAGAGGAAAGTTTAATTTGCAACTTTACAGGATTATCCTTTGTGTTTGTGTCGCCCATGTAAATCATTTGCGGCGTTAAGCTGAATCTATACGGCTGGCCACTTCCGCTGTCTAATCGTCCAATTATAGTCTCCAAAGTGTAAGACGCGCCACTTGCGCCAAGTTGATAGCGAAGGCTCAACAGCGCGTTATTTGTGTTTGGCGTCACCGTAAAGTCATTCCTAACAAAAGCATTATCACCAAGGGATAACTGGGAAAAATCAAACTCACCTGTGGCGGTGTCCATCAGGGAGGTTACACCCTCCGGCAAATAGGCTGTGTTTGTGAATGCCCCAGCACCATCATTAGTAATGGTCGTCCAAGTGTTAGTAGTCAAGGCAATAGGCGTAACCGATGTAGTAGCATCGTTATAGTCTACAATCCCTGCACCTTCCGGTATTTCATCAAGCATTGCCGACTTATCGAGCAATACCTGCATAAAGCTTGATGCAACCGTTGGAGTTACTGAGCCTGCAGGCCCGCCCGTCATGCTTGAATAGGCATCTACCGCGCCTGCCTGTGCTTCCTGTCGTTTTGTCATGTTCCCGCCTATGAGTACTCGTTGCTATATTCGTTGCTGTATGGGTTTGTGCTAGGGCTTGCGCCGCTTGCGTAATCGTAGCGTACATCAACTTTAATGTTAGTTATGTTGGCTACTGCGCCGCCAATGAATGCTCTCTTGAACCCCACTGCACCCTGTGACTCTAGATCAAAGCTAAACGTGCCGCTTTCAGTTATAGAAGCCGCAACACCTGAAAATCCGGGTATGACACTAAGATCAACCTGCCCAGATATTAGCTCACAGTCACCTGTCACTGTGATAGGGCCGACAGGAGCGGTGATGCCCACCGCCGCCAATGCCGCACCTGTTTCATTAATAGTTATTGAGTCATCAGTGGGTGCTGTAGCGTTACCCGTGATAGTTTTTGTGCCGTCATACCACAAGTCTGCACCTAAGAAGCCGCTACCGTCCTGCTTCTCAGTTACTAACAGGCGGTCGCTACCATCTACCTCGCCATTTTCAAATATTAGCGCTGAGTCTGGTACTTCTCGGATTGTGGGGTTTGAGAATGTAACTGTGTTTGTGGTTCTAGGCGCAACATATAATTGGCTTACCGTGTCTTGTGCTGTAAAAACAAGAAAGCCTGTCCCTTTTGACACATTTGAAAAATCTGGTCTATAGACAGCCACATTAACAGGCTCACCCGAAGTAACGCTGTATTGGTATGTCTTTCCTATAACTGTTGCAAAGCTTGATACCCTAGCACCGTTTGCAAAATTAGCAGCACCGCCGGCACCTGATTGTACACTCCACTCAGAGCCACTAACTATTGTGCTTACTGTGGAGTTATTGGCTTGTGTGTAATTCTGCCCCGCCCACAACTCAGGCCCAAGAGCTGTCCCGTCAGCCAACTCATAAGGCAGGTTTTTATCTAGCGGGTAGACGTTATCAACTGTGTCAGTTGCTACCCTTGCGGAAACTAGGATGCCGTCATAGAAGTCTTGTTGCAACTCGCCCCTAACGCCGAAGCCAACATCATCAAGCAAGCCTGTCCAAGTTTGGGCTGTCTGAGCAACCTGAACACCATTCACATAGAAAGTAACATTTGTACCGTCTGCTGTGAGTTTTGCATGATTGATTTTCGTCAGGGTTACTGCTGTGGCCCCTTGAAGTGCGCTAGAGCCGTTACCGTAAAATACATCACTACCGTTTAATGCTAAATAGAAACTATCGCTAGAATGCCTGCCTACCAAATACTGCAAGCCTGAACTACTACCGCCATAAAACAAGCATTCTATTGTTGCAGTGGTGGTCTGCCCGTAATCTGGCTCAATTCTACGCCAATACTTAGATTGACCATCTAACTCGGTAAAGTAACGCTCATCTAACGGGGGAGGTGTGCCGCCACCCGCCCTTAGCACAACTTGCTGCTTTGATGCGCCATTTATCCATGTATTAGAAAAGAAACTCATAACGCACCAAATTTATAAATAAGAAAGGGGCCGAAGCCCCTAATATTACTCAGAATCAGAAACCTTTGCAGCCTTTTTGCGAGGCTTGCGTTTCTTCTTCTCTCCGATTTTAGTAAGGCTTGGCGGATTACTCGCTAAGTCTGACTCACTAAAATTGGCCTTAAACTTTGCATCAACAATACGAAGGCCAGCCGCCGAAGCGACCGCCTTCACGTCCTCATTGTACTGACTTGTGGGAAACCCCACCAACCAGACCGGACGCATTACGCGCTCGCATCAGCAATGGTTAGAACACCAGCAGTATGCTTGTTGCTAGCAACCACTTTATCCCAGTTTGTGCCTGTGGCTAGAGCTGCATCATCAGGCGAGGAACCGCCGTTAGCAATATCCCAGCTGTAGCCCTTCAAGCCCACGCCGAAAGTGTAATCGGCTTGCATAGTTGTCTCGATGCGCTTTTTACCGTTGGTTGTGTCAATGTTAGTAATAACATCGGAACCATCAGAAACAACACCAGCACCAGCAGCCAAGCTCAGCACACTATGCACATTTGGAGTACCCGCAGTGGTCAACGCTGGGGCGTCAGTAACAATAACCGCTTTGCCCAGAATATCCACAACAGTCACAGTGTCGGAACTAAACAAGCGAGAGCCGTTATCAAGCGCTTCACCGATTAGATCGTGATAGGCAGATCCGGACATAATCTGACCGGTCAGCATCTGCGACATATCACCAAATTTAGCGTGTGTATTATTAAGCGCTGACTGAGTTAGCAAGCCGCCGCCTGATACATCATTGACCATAGCGGTGTTGTTACCAATAGCAGCAACCAAGGAAGCGATCAGCGTATTAAGTTGGTCAGCCATCAGTGATTGAGCAAACTGATTAGAGGCAATGGTAATACCCTCTTGAGTCGGTTTGCGTAACCAAGTCATCTGACCAGGCTCAAACAATACCGGGCCAAAACCACCAGCCACTTTGACGGTATTCATCTGCGCTTGCAGTAAAGGCGTCGCAGCCTGAGAACTGTTAGCAGCATTGCGGTCAACACGACGACCAGCGCTAAAAATCTCTTTATAGAAAGACTCTTGGCGGTAATCACCGTCAAAACCCTCACTTGATAGTTGAAGAGTTCCAGCCGATGCCGCGTTAAACTTCTCGATCATCTGAGCGTAAGTTTCTGCGATTGCTGGCATAAAATACTGATTAAACACAGCCATATCTGAAAGTGCCATAACTTTATTTCCTTTTATCTAATTGGTAGGGCGTCGAAACCTTCGACAACTCCTGAGAGTGTATTATTGCCTGTCGAAGTAGCGCTGCCACTCGATTTATTACCAGCTCCGCCGGAGCCAGATGCTTTTGAGCCGCTGATTAATGGCGCAAGGGCCGCATCGTTGGCTAATTCGTTTTTAAGCTCGGCCACTGTCATCGCTGATCTGTCGCCGTTCTTATCGAGAATAACCGTTACCGGCTTTCCCTCTGTATATTCTGTTTTAAATCGAGACTTAATCAGTGTGTTTAACACTTCGCTCGAACCTTCTACAGCTAACTCAGCCGCAACCTGCAATGATTGTGCGCCCGATGTTAAGCCGCCGATCTGATTGTCTCGCTCTTTGATTGTCGCGCTAGTCTCGGCTTGCAGAGCATCAAACTTCTCCTGCCAGCTTTTATCAAGTGCAGCAACATCACCCGACTTTCGCGCCGCTTCCTCAACCGCTAACGCCTTGGCCTCTTCTGCCGCCGCTGCGTTTGCCGCTGCTGTTTTCTTCTCGCCTAGCAACTCCTGATTTTTCGCACTCAATTTATCAATGCTCTCTTGCATGGCCGCAAGTTGAGCTGCGTAGTCTGGCGCTTCTTTCGCTTCTTCTGTCATGCTATCTCCGCTGGAGTTTATAGGGCGCTGCCCTGTTATTTACATAATAATACAACCAATCACATTATACACCATTAATCAAGGTTGGCATTAGCCCACGCCTTAGTGTCTTTTGCTTTAATTTCTTTTAGTGTCAAAGGCTTGCCAAAATTGTTGCTTGTTAGCTTTCTAAACTCGTCAGGGCTTAACCCAGCATTGCGGAATAACTTACCTTTCGCCATGCCTAGCACATCATCCTGAAACGCCGCTGGCTGAGTTTTTAACCAAGTGTAATACTTGCTTGATGTAACAACTTTCGGGCCATCGGCACCAATAGAGGCGCGCTCTTCATTGCCTGCGAATATAGATAGGCTGGGCTTAACGACTGGAAGTGTTGCCGACCTGCAACCAATGTGAGCCGGCGGTCTTGGCCCCTCGTTAGTTGGAAATACTTTGCCGTCATAGAATCGGCAGATGTCAGAGGTGCGGTAGTCTAACGTGCTAGACCATTCCACGCCGTCTAATATGTCAGAGTTATCACTATAGCTAGCTTCACGCGCCTGAGTTGCCACATGATTAACAGCGGTTCGCGCTATTGCGTAGGCGTTGCGCTGAGTTGTCGCTAGGATGCCATCTTTAAACCTGTTGGCTCTAGTGCCTCTGATTTGCCGCGTCATCTCCATTGTTGTCCTACCCTCGGAGAAGCCCGAAGTAATCACGTTGTTAATGCGCCTAACCTCTGTGGTCGTTAGCTGCTTAATAAATCCATCAAGCAATGGCGGCATAGCACCTGGCAATCCTAACGGGACGCGATAAGTAGCCGCAACAACTGCAGCCGCTTCTGGGGCTAACACAGCCGCAGTAGTTCCACTCTCCAGAGTCTTAACAGTAAAACCAATCTCTTCACCTGCAAACTCGGATAAATCAGCCTCTAACAGCTCAACGTAATCGCCATAGACGCCATTCTTGCCTACACCCGCAGTAATATCAGCAATAACAGATGCTAACGCTTTGCGGCTGCTTATAACGTCATCCTGAGCGCTTAATACATCCCTGATAACCTTATCAGCCCTCCGAAGGTAGGCGTCAAACTTTTTCGCCTGCCCTGTCGCGTATCTCTGCACAAATATCTGATGCCGCGTAAAGGCATCAAGCATTTCATTAGACATCGGTTGATTCCAGTGGCGAAATAGTATCTGCTAAATCATCCTCTATTTCTTCTTCTGTGCGATTTATCAATCCAACAGACCGTTGATAGTCTCGCGCATCCTTTGCCGGTATCAATCCTTTCATCCAACTATCAGTGACAGCAATTGCAAGCTGAGGGTCTGCCATTACCGCGCTTAAATCAGTGTCGATTGTAAACACTGGAGCCGTTGAGCCGTTAAAGTCAGATAGCGCACCCATAGCTTTCTCATAAGCCATAACAACATTATCAATCAGTGTTTGCAGGCGACTATTTTCTGAGGCGCTGGCAATAATCGCCTCTGAAGCCGTGTTAAAACTAGCGTTTGAGCTAATCAGCTTCGCGCCCATCTGTATCATGGCCTGCTGCTTATGGTTCATCGCCTCCATTGATACCATGTTAGGCTGCGTCTGCTCTATTCCAAAAGCCGCGCCCTGTGGCAATGAAAGCAAACCAGCACCCATCAAGAAGTCACCCATATTCGCATCAACCCAAGACTGGGTTAATCCAGTAGCCCACGGCTGAGGCTGTGACACTAAGAATGACGACGTTTCATAATCAGCACTGTTTCTGTAGTGAGCAATATTTAAATCAGCAATTGGATATATTGGCGCGTCGTCAACGTGCGTGTCGTTATTGGTAGCACCTAGAAAATAGAATGGGATATAGTTCAAGCGCTTGCCTGCTGAGTTTGTAGGCTGATAAACCCTATCATCATCGTTATCGTCTGACTCTTCCGTAACAAAGTAATAGCCTTCCTCATCAAGCGCCAAGGTTCTTTTTACTAACACCTCTTCTGTCGCGCCTGCGCTGGTTGTTTTATATTTGCTCTCGCATAGTACAACCCGCGACAATATAGAAGCGCTGCCGATATGAGTTGACGACCAATCAACAATAGAAAAAGCGTCATATAGATTAACAGTCGCGGATAATGCCAGTCGCTCCTGCTCTGCCTTGCTTACTTCGCCATCAGTAGGTGGAAAGTCTACAAACAGACCAGCGCGGCCGTATTTAATAAGGCCTGTCATTGCAGCCTTAGACTGCTGTTCTATACCTATTCCATCGCCGTCAATATTCTTATTAATGTAATCGGTCGCGTTATCTGTATCGACTGTCACACCCTGACGAAAGGCTAGGCCCAACAATCCACTGATAGTCTCCTGAGTGAAACCGTAATAAACAGCCCTCGATAAAT